TTATCGGTAAGGTCGTCAAATGCGACGGTACCGCCACTACCGGCTGTTGTTTGCGTAGTGCCGTCGGGAAACTTGACACCGCCCGAGGTGGATTCAATCACCCCAGCGACGGTTAACGGTGATCCCGGAGAGTCTGTGCCGATGCCAACATCGCCATCACCCTTAATCACGACCGCAGCGTTGTTTCCGGAACCTGGCTCAATCTTAAATGGCGTAGTAGCATTTACCACATCGTATATTGTATAGCTACTATCGCCCGCATTAACACCGACATTGTACTTGTTTGAACCGGCAATCTGATATTGCATCCGCGCATTACCGCTACCGTTATTATTGATCACCAGCGCATTGTTATTATCTGATTGGACAATTACTACACCTGACGTACCAGGAAGAAGGTTAACCCGGCTAATAATACCTGTTCCGTTTTGACCAACGTTAATATAACCACTTGAGTCCTTAGAAATAAGTGTGCGAATATAGTCGCCAGTATCAAAGGCGATTTCGCCAGTATCTGGTAACATAATCGACGCAGTTTTGTTTGCGTCAATGCCGCTATCAAAGTCAGAACTAGTTTCGACACGCAATCCACCTGCGACATGAAGATCAACATCCGGTGTCGTTGTGCCAACCCCGAGTTTACCCTGTGGGGTCAATCGCATTAGTTCGGCCGCGTCATCACCAAAGGTAATAAGGTCACCATCCGTATCGCTGCTATGGCCAAATTGAATATATCCCATCTCGCTCGAATCGACACGCCGACCGATACGCATTCCTGCGGTTTCCCAGTTAGTACCAGTCGATAGACGCTCGTGGCTAAAGACGATACGATCAGCGTTACCCGATGTTGTATTTGATTGATCCCGTATAATCACCAAGTCTTCAGCATCGCCGGCCGTGCCACCAAGACCCGGGCCCTGAACGTGAAGCAATGTCTCTGGTGATGAGGACCCGATACCGACTTTTTGATCGTCGTTGTGGATCGTAAACCAACGGACGCCGCCCTTCATTCCAGCGAATTGATGTATATTGCTTCCTACTCTCTCAAACTCAAACAAGTGGCCACCGCCGGTACCTGAGTCAGTAAGAGCCTGAAACCTTAGTAGGTTTGTGCCACCGGCTGAGATGTTCCACTGCTTCGCATCACTGGCCGCGTTCGTGTCTTCAAGTCGAATGACAGGATTGCCGGATGCAACGTGGAGATCAACATCCGGAGAGTCTGTACCGATACCCAGTCTTCCGGCTTGGGTGAACACAAACCGGTCTTCAGCTGTTCCGCTGACGTCGCGGACCTTCAGGTCCCCGTTAACCAGATCAAAGTAGTTGGTATCGCTTGAATGGTACATTCGCAGGTCGTTACTGGTTCCAAGTTGAAGTTGGTGTCCATCCTGAAACTCAAGACCATCACTTGGTGTCCATCGGATTCTATCAGCGTTGCCATTTGCACCGTCTCGCCAGCGCCAAGCACCAGAATCCAAATCCATATAAGCGTCGGTGCCGTTGTATTGGAACGCCCAGTCACCACCAGTTCCGAACTGAAGGTTCCGACTGTCGTACATCCGCATGTTGGAACCCGCCTGACGCATAACGGTTGTACCATTATCTTGAAAGTATACATCACCCGCTATAGCGTTAAATATCGTTCCGCCGATATATCGCATCGAGAAGTCATTGCCAGTGCCGAGGTACAAGTTCGCGCTATCAACGAAAGTCACGTCACCTGACAGAGTACCACCTGCCAATAATAGGTTATTGCCTGTTAGCTGTACTTCAGTACCGGCCTCATCAGTATGATAAAGCTGGTCGGTCTTAAAGTAAAGGCGAAGAAAGTCTGAACTATCAGAAGCTCGTGGATTGACCCCAGATCCCACATTAGGGAGCTGGAGTCCAGAGGCAAACCTATCAAATGACATGTGTTATTACGTACCCATGATTATGCACTTGAGACCCGTAAGGGAAACGAGTGAGGTGATTGTGAGTGAGTTGGTATTGACCGAGTCAACATCAACACTGACCGAAGAACCACTTGAGTCACATACGCGGATCGTAAAGAAGTCCTTGTCAGTAAGAGCAAGGTTGTGCGTGATCGTAGCAGCAACATTAGCAGTTACGCTAAATGAGGAGTTAGTATAGATCTTCGCTTCTGTACGACTATGCAATTCGTTGACAGCACCCGCGAGAGTTGTCGCAGTCGTGTCAAGTGAAGTGCCGGTACCTGTAAACGTTTCAAGTGAAGTAATGTCAGATGTGTTAGTTGAAATGTTACCGGTGTTCGTCGAAATGTTACCAGTGTTTGTCGAGATATTCGACGTATTGGTATTTATCTCACCGTGAAGTTCATTAACACCAGCCGCAAGATCAGTTGCTGTCGTATTAAGTGAAGTACCAGAACCGGTAAAGGTTTCCAGTGATGTAATGTCACTCGCGTTCGTCGAGATGTTTGACTGAGCAGTCGAGATATCACTTGCGTTAGTTGAAATGTTACCCGTGTTTGTCGAGATGTTTGATGCGTTAGTGTTAATCTCACCGTGTAGTTCGTTAACCGCATCAGCCAGTGAAGTAGCTGTGGTATCAAGACCTGTACCAACGTCCGTAAACGTCTCGAGCGCGGTAATGTCACTTGCATTGGTAGAGATGTTTGATGTGTTAGTACTGATGTTACCAGCATTCGTCGAGATATTTGACGTGTTAGTACTGATATTACCTGCATTGGTAGAGATATTCGACGCGTTTGTTCCAATCTCACCATGCAGTTCATTGATACCAGCAGCAAGATCAGTTGCGGTTGTATCAAGTGATGTCCCGGTACCTGTAAATGTCTCAAGTGAAGTAATATCACTTGCATTAGTTGAGATGTTACCGGCATTGGTAGAGATGTTTGACGTGTTAGTTGAAATGTCAGTAAGAACATCGGTCAAAGATGCTGGTGTTACTGCGAGAGCTGTGGCTGAACCGGCGTTGGTTTCAGCAGTGGTCGCCAGTTCTACTTGACCTTTCTTAGAGGTCGTAGCATCTTCAATGTTACGTTGAATAACCGTAGCTTCTGTGGTTGAAGTAAAGAGAACCATGTCTCCGACTTCAACAACTGCACTAGGTGTGAAAGTAACACCGGTTTTACTCAGCGTACCAGCAGTATCCACCACATATTGATAACCTTGTACAGCTTCAACTGCGGCGGTATTGTCGTTAGTGGGGTTAATGACGCCTTTGAAGATAAGATCTCCAGTTACGTCCGCAGAGACCCTATTAAAAGAACTTCCGTCCCAGAGATACATCTCCGAATCGTCAGTGTCATAGATGACCAAGCCCTTGTTGCCAGTCCCAAGGCTGCCAGCTAGCGTAGATCTCTCTGCGTTAGTGACGTTCTTAAAGCGTGCATCGACGAGCTGACCAACTTTAACAAGATCTATGTCATGATAGAATTGTTTTTCAGCCATTTAGTTTTCCTCTTGGTGTTGTTAAGCTGTACATAGATTAATAGTGGATGACATGCAGGGTCTTTCCTGTCATGTCAATATTTGAAGTTATTACAAGATCAGTACTATTTATCTGTGCACCAATCTCAACAATATCACCAGTGGTATCGTCGCTTATGTAATGATTTACGTAATTACCAATACCCTCAACCGAGAAGTTAACCGTCAACACTGTACCTGAAAGAGCAAACGTATTAGTAGGAGCCGCGGTTGAATATAACAAACGTAGTGTGTGACCAGTTAGGTCAATATTTGAAGTAAGGTCAACACCTGTACTCGTAATAGTAAGAGGTATTGAAACTACTTCATTAGTAGTATCGTTGACCACATAGTGTGATACGTACGAAAATTGATCTGTAACAGGATTTGCGGCATACGCTGTTCCGGACAGTGAGAACTCAGATGTCTGAATAAGACCACCAGTAACACTGGTACTACCACCGCCGGTACTACCACCGCCGGTAATATCATGACGGTCAAGTAGACTTTGAAACGTTTCGGTCTGGTACTTTTTAGCATCAGTATCAAATACCAGAAGCGAGTCGTCATCAATGTCACTGAGTCGTTTACGCTGAACATCATCATTGTCCATAATACGTACCGAGCCACCGGACGAAGACATGCCGCTTCCTGGAGCTCTTACGTTTCTTAGTGCCGCTTCTATATTAGCTCGCTGAGTCTCATAGTCCTTAAGTAATTTGGCTTCGAGCTCTTCGCGTATTTTTTCGATGAGTGGATCAACGTTCGGTGTTTCACCATCCTTACCGTCTTTACCATCCTGACCTGCAGGTCCTTGAGGTCCCATCGGACCAATTGGACCTGTCTCACCCTGGATACCCTGCTCACCAATAAGACCCGCTTTACCGCGTTGCCCGCGTTGGCCACGAGGTCCTTCTGGACCGGGATTGCCCTGTGGTCCTTGTTCACCTATAAGACCTGGTTCACCCGGTAGGCCTTGGATACCCTGCTCACCGATAAGACCGGGAGGACCCTGTTCACCTTGCGGTCCTTGAAGCCCCTCGCGAGTAATATCGGTTATACCATCTGACTCAACGAGATACCACTTGAGGTCGTTACCAAAAAACATAGTACCTTCAGGTAGCATCTCACCTTGAACCGGATCAATGCCACGGAGGTACGTATTGCTCGTTTTGTTTAGGACTTGAACCTGTTCACGAATAAACTCATTGCGTGCTTCAGAAGCCTCAAGGAGTGCTGCCTGTTTCTGGCGTTCCCTGGCATCCTCAAGCGCAATGCGTCTTGCCTCGGATAGATCAATCTTTTTCATTACCAGAGTCTCTTTTGAGCTGGCGTTAAGAACTGCCAAAGCTCAGGATCAATTCCTTCAGGTATTACTTCCTCAATTTTGGTTTCTTCGTGTATCGGAAACGACTCGCTATGAACCTCTCCTCTGACAATAATCTTTTCCTCAAATACCTTTGACATATTAATGTCTTCTACATTAATCGACGAGGTGAGGTATATAATAGAATCGAATTCGGTACCATCCATACTATAGGCATCGGTACATTCGTTGAGAAATTTATATTCTTTTAGTTGAAGACCAATACCGTATTCAGTTTGTACCAGTCCGGTTGTAGAGACACTTAAGGTTTCTTTATTTGGACGATACTGGTGCCAGTCACACGGGCCTTCGGTTGACTTAATCGGAAGATAGAATTGCTCATAACAATCCGTGATACCACATTTGCGTGCGTACTCACGAAGTGTGTTTGAACAATTCTTACTCACTGGTCGGTATACCGAAAGTGGTGAGTCTTTTCTAAATATGGTTGCCATTACAATATATCCTTAAATCTGGAAATCTCGGTAGATTGTATTTCCATCGCGGTATGCTCAACAAGCGTCTGAGACCTCGGAACATAGTGATCTTTGAATTGAACTTTATCACGGTTAAACGGATTCAGCCGTTGAAGTACACCAAATTTTTTATCGTCGCGGTATCGGTCTTTACGTGACAGTGAAGCAAGGGAAGCAAGTTCGCGGGATGATACGTCACGCACGGTCTTAACGTCAAAAGAACGCCAAGCTTTCTTGACTAGATCGAAGACCGGTATAACTGTTGGTGGACCTTTATACTCGTTACCAGCGGCGAGAGCTGCAGCACCGGCGACCTTCTCAATTATTTCAGGGTTACGAGTACAGACCATGTGGCGCTGTCGGCCATTGGTCTTTTTAATAAAGTTTATAATAACAACTCCACGGAGGTCACGATGAAAGTCATCAAGTGACTTGTTTACCTCCATGATAAGATGGAGCGGAGTCCTGGTGTTGTGTTCAATTAATTCGATAATCATAATGGCCTCGTCTGAGAATCAGACCATACGGTCTATTGCTCTTTTAGTTCATTTAGTTATATTTATACGCTTACGTATTCTGACATATCACTTAAAGATGTTTGGAATGGATCTTAGCCGAAATAAATTCGTTATAGTATTCGTCAGAGAATAAGACCTCACGGTCTACTTGTTCTTTGAGTTCGTAGTAACTCATCTCACCTTTCTTAGCACATAAGCGAAGTATCTCACGCTTGTACTTTTCAGAGCCATTGCTTTCAACAGCTTCCTTTAGCGAGACTGACGATCCATGATAGTCACGCCAGTCAGAGTCTACATATACCCTCTTTCGTTTCTTCGTACCATTCTTCAGCTTGACCATACGGTACGCTGGCTTATGGAACAGTTTTTTCCCCACATACTTCTTGTTAGTAGCAAGCTCGGTAATTAGATAGACAAACCCAACATAGTCTTTCTTGTCAGGTGTCTCATTGAATTCGTTATCTTGGTATAGCCACGTCATGTGACTATTTATATGTTACCCGATAAGTTCCTTTAGTTGGTCAAATCCTCCTACGTATACCCCATCAGTGGTTTCAATCTGTGGAAATGTTTTGGCTTGTGGGAACCGTTCAAACAGTTCGTCACGGGTAAAGTCAGTCTCGTACTTCAGTTCCTCGTATAAGATACCCTTCTGTTCGAGTAACTGTTTAGACATCGTACAAAACTTACAATTGTCCTTTGAATAGATTCGATACATTTTCTCTCCTTGCTATATTATAATTTTATTATACACCATATCGGTACTGATGTACACAGTTTATAGCTTAAAGTCTGAAAGAATATCAAGGTTATCTGCTTCGATACCGCCACCATCGATATACTCTTCGATCTCGGTTTCTTGTGGTGCAACCTGAACTGCTCCACCTGAAATCCAGTCCTCGGTCCATGGCAATGGGTTGGAGCCACCCGGAGAATATGGTGACTCAACACCGACAGCTCTCATTCTCTTGGTACCGATCCATTCGGCATATGACTCGAGCATTGCGGCGTTAAGACCAATCATCGAACCATCCCTAAAAAGGTACTGTGCCCACTTCTTTTCTTGTTCGATAGCATCAATAAAGATTTGTTGAACCTCGTCCTTACACTCTTCCTTGATCTGGATAAACTCAGGATCATCCTTCGGGAGTTGCTTGAGGATAGCAGTCGATATAGCAAGGTGGATGTTCTCGTCACGCGCAATGAGCTTGATGATCTTAGCGTTGCCTTCCATCTTCTTGAGCTCAGCAAATGCCCATGAGCATGCAAACGATACGTAGAACCGGATACCCTCAAGAGCATTGACCGAGTTCATACACAACCACAAAGACTTCTTATCCTCATAGGTCATCAAGTCGTCATAGTACTTTGAGATGTCTTCAGCACACTCAATAATCTCAGGGATATCCAGCATGGTATCGAATACCACAGATGGATCGGCATAGACGTTTCTTATGATGTGAGTGTACGATCTGGAATGTATCGTCTCGAAGAACTCCCAAGTGACGAAGCAAGTCTCAAGCTCGGGTAACGACGTGAGTGGGCCGAACGCGGCCACAGGTCCTCGTCCCTGGACAGAGTCGAGTAGGATCTGTCGTTTGAGGTTAGATGTGAATATGTGTCTTTCATGATCAGTTAGTCCTTCAAAGTCGATACGGTCCTTTTCTAGATTGACCTCTTCAGGTCTCCAGAACAGACTCAACATCTTGTCATTCTGTTTTTCAAATTGTGGATATTTTACCTTATCGTAACGAGCCACATCGACTGGTTCGTCGAAGAACATCTTACGTTTCAGGTGTGATACTTCGGCTTTTCTAAATACGGAATATGTCATATAACGCAGCTCTCGCACTCTTCCTCGTCTGATTCAGGACCATCGTCCTGGTTGTCTGTTGTGTCTTTGTCTACTTTAGTTGGCGCTGGGTTGGCGTAATACAATGTCTTGAGTCCATACTTATAGGCAAACATAACATCGTGTGCCAATACGGACAGAGGTATTTTCCCACCCCATATTTCTGGATTGTGGCTAGTGTTAAACGAACCGGCTTGGTCCATGAACTTTTGCATCACCGCAGCAACCGAAAGGTATGCAGTAACACTTTGGTTCCAACGTAGGTCATATGTATTTTTTAACCGTTGGATCTCAGGAACAACCTGAGCGAGAGTACCATGCTTTGACTTCTTTTTTGTCACAAGCTCTGGCGGCGGCTCAAAGCCATTTGTCGCATTGGCAATCTGAGCTGAGGTCTCAGCTGGCATCAGGGCCATAAGTGTTGAGTTACGTACACCGTATTCCTGGACGTCAGCGCGAAGTTGATCCCAGTCCATATTGTACACTGGCTCGACCAACTCATCAACTTCTCTCTTATACGTATCGATAGGCATAACACCATCAGCATACTTGGTCTCGTCAAACAGTGGGCAACGCCCTTTCTCTTTGGCCAGTTCCATCGAGGCTTTGATAAGGTAGTATGACCAGGCTTCGGCGTACTCATGAACAGTATCAAGGGCATCATTATCGTACTTAAGTCCACGCTTCGCAAGGAAGTACGCAAAGTTGATAACACCAATACCCAATGGACGACGGTTCATGGTCGAGGTCTTTGCCATCGGAAGTGGATAGTTCTGATAATCAAGAAGGGCATCAAGTCCGCGGACGGCCAGCTCACATACCTCTTCGAAATCCTCAATACGATTGATAACACCCCAGTTAATAGCACTCAACGTACATAGGGCAATCTCACCCTCGTCGACACTCGCATTACTAAATGGCTGAGTAGGCAACGTGATCTCGGTACATAGGTTTGTCATCTTGACCGGAACCTTGAACGAAGAGTGATCGTTGACGTTATCAGCAAAGAAGATGTAGATACGACCGGTTTGTTGACGCTCGGTCAAGATTGTCTTATAGAAATCCTCGGCGTTGATACGTTTCTTCTTGAGTGACCGAGACCGTTCATATTTTTCGTATAGCTCAGCGAACTGGTCTGAGTCAGAGTAGAATGCTTCGTATAGGTCCGGAACCTCGTGGGGTGAGAACAACGTAATATGTTTTTTCTCAAGGACTCGTTGTAAAAAGAACTTATTAAGGTGAATGCAGTAATCCATATCACGGATACGGTTTTCGAAAGTACCCTTTGCATTCTTAAGAACCAAAAGGTCTTCGGCTTCAAGGTGCCAGAACGGATAGTTGATAGTGGCTGAGGCGCCACGGATACCGCCCTGGGAACAGGACTTCAGTGCGCCTCTGAAGAAACGCCAATATGGAATGACTCCGGTATGAACGATTTCACCGTTACCAACCTTTGAACCCTGAGCTCTGATTGCGCCACCGTTGATCCCGATACCGGCACGCTTGGCAGCATATTGCCCTACCGCAGTACCGGTCGCAAAGATAGAATCGAGTGAATCACCGGACTCGATAAGAACACACGACGAGAACTGACGAGTACTTGTACGGGCACCTGCCATAATTGGCGTCGGTAATGAGATCTTAAACGTTGAGATGGCGTCATAGTAACGCTTGACCCAACTCATACGTGTATCAACCGGATACTCAGAGAAGAGAGTCATAGCCACGAGCATATAGAGTACCTGAGGTGTCTCATAGTACCTGCCAGTCGAACGGTCCTGTACAAGGTACTTACCTCGGAACTGTTCCATGCCAGCATATGCAAATGTATTATCACGAGTGTGACGAATAGCCCGTTCGGCGGTTTCCCACTCTTCGTCACTGTATATGTTAAGTACATCCGGGTCATATACACCGGCGGACACGTTGTCTTCAACGATAGTACGGATATGTGGAGGATCGTATTTGCCGTAGACCAATTTACGTAGCTTATAGTTTATCAACCGTGCTGCTACATATTGGTAATTTGGGGTATCTTCGGAGATCAGCTCTGCAGCGGACTTGATAAGTAACTCATGAATGTCATCAGCAGGAATGCCGTCATAGAGTTGTATATTTGCACGTAATTCGATCTCTGATATTGATACTCCTGTAATGTTTTCGCAAGCCCACTCGAGTACTTTATGGATCTTTTCAAGTGAGAGGGACTCAGTCTCACCAGATCTTTTTGTTACGTGCAAGTCATTCATTCTCAACCTCATCAGATAAAAAGAGCGCTTCCGTAGAAGCGCTCTATTATTTATATTGTATGTACAGTATATCACATTATTGTGGCATTGTACATAGCCTTTTAGCATTTTAAGTGCTATGTTCGGTCTTCTTCAGGATTGTATACTAGTCTTCAAGGCCTTCGTACGGATCATCGAGTTTAAATGGCTCAAAATCCTGCAACTTCCTCGCAATATTATCGAGGTCGATACCGCCCTTCTTAAATTGATCCCGTAGGCTTTTATTATTTGACAGTGAATATACCGCTTTTTCGAAGTTAGTGATCTGGGCATTAAGCTCATCGTCGAAAATAAAGTCCCCTTCTTCAAGGGCTTCGGTTTGAAGGATTTTTTGTAGGTCCGGCCAGGAACCAACCAGGTCACCCGCACCCGGCATGCCGCGAGTCTTTTGCTTTATCATCTGTTGAAGCTCCGTGCCAGCGGTCCTATACGCATCCCACTGTGGACGGGATTTTGTAGCATCTTTAAAGCCAACCGTTTTGCCGTCTCTCGACATGTTTTTACCTGCAACGGCTTGGTACTGCTTATACAGTTCTTTGACTTTTTTGATTTTACCGGCATATTTTTTAAGAATATACGCTTTGGTTTCTTCAGGAGTCGTTGGCTTTTTACCAAAGGTCAAGAATTCATTCACTGGATCAGCTTCATCGGACAAGTTAGCAACTGCTCGGTCACGTTTTGGGCCCGGCTTTGCACTCTTAGCAATACTAGTTGCGATAGCTTTTTTAGCTTCAGGGCCTAATACTGAATCAAGCGTGGAAGTGTATGTACCTTCATCATCCATATCCAAAAGGCCGTCAGCGGCCATCTTTTTAAAGACCTTCTCAATAGTGCTTTCTGAGAGTTCTGGAGTGTCAATAGCGGATTCGGATTGTGTTCTTTTGTATACGAGGTTGGCAAACATGATTGCGGCCATCATTTCCACAGGACCAATGCCGTGAGTTTTCATCTCACCTTTACTACGTTCGAACCACTCCTTGGCACTGACGTTGGTTATCGGTAAAGCAGCGCCAAACTTTTCGACATAGTCCGCTGCCAGCAAGGCCATGGTTTCGGTCTTTGCGGTTTTGGCATCGGGCTTTGACATGCCGAACGCTTCGTCCTGCTGAGCTTCACCAATGTATACTGCAGCTTTTGGTCCAGTCATCTCCAGCTTACCGTCTTTTTCGAGTTCAGCGGCTTTGTCTGGGTGAATGTGATCAGATCTGCCATTAGGAAGACTAACCCTAATCATATCTGTTTTGTCAAGCGCCTTGTCAAGATCGAACGCTTCTTCAAGCTCAGTAGCCTCGCTAAGCGTTGGCTGTGTGCTTAGTGATTGCGAAGCTTTGTTAGCGCCATTGACAGCGTTCAATGCTTCCATCAGAGCAATCATCTGCTTTGTTTTACTAGTCATTTTTATTTCTTTCAGCATTACGACGCTTGGCGTCTTCGTTTAGGATGATAATGTTATTTATAGTCTTACGACATTGTAGATATGACTCCCACAAAGGAAGTACAAACCGCTCATTATAGTCGGTTTCGGTTTTAAGTTCTGACTGGTTTACCTTTGGAGCACTAGGGCAACGTTCCAGTATTTCGTCAGGAATAACCACGTACATAGGAACTTTCTGAACGCGGTCAATCTTTGGTGGGGTCGTAGCACACGCACCCAATGCAAGGAGTAAAGCTACTGTCAAATAACGCATTAGTCTTCTTCCTTTAAGCTATCAAGGAAGAGGCGAGTGGTAGGACTTAACTCTTCTCGTATTTTACCTTCTTGAGTCGACTCGACCTCAGCCTGTACTTCACGGATCTCGGTAACCACACGATCACGGAACTCAACGCGTTCGATCACCTCAGGTTCAAAACCGTCAATGATCTGTTTCAGGACTTGATTACGACTCTCTAGGTCTTCGTTTTTGGCTTTTTCAAATGCGAGTTCTTCTTCAAGCTGTGTGGTATTACACTCAAGAGCGACTTCAGCCTTGATAGATTGTACCATACCGTTCCACGCGTGAATTGCCCAAATGGAGCCGATAGCCACAACAGCACCGACCCCAACCAAGGCCCACACCCGAGGATTCATAAAGCTGAACACTATTTGTTCTCCACTTTAAGTAATGCCACTTCGGTCTTGAGCTCAAGGATCTGTCCCTGAAGCTCTAATATTTTTTCTTGGAGACGGATGTTTTCTTCCCTGAGGTGAGCGTTGTCAGCCCCAAGACGATCGATCTCTTTGTATAGGTCGTCACGCAACTCTCTACGCTGCTCCCTTTGTTGATTCTTTTCTTCTCGGTTAAACCGCTTCATAGCCATCCAACCGCCACTAACCGCGGTGATAAGTGAAACTGCAACAGTGGCCAACACCTGAAATACACTAATGTCCATTAGAATCTTCCCATATACGATAAGCAATAGTAGATGCCACAGCCAACATAAGTGGGTCTATTAACATCGCCAAAAGGTTAAAGCCAGTTACTGACATAATTAAGTGTGCAATATTAGAGGCTACAGCCAATACCATACACGTTGAAAGTTCTTCGATATATTCTTCTACTGCAAAATCAGCGGTGAATACTGCCCGAGCTATGACAATGAAAGATGCCAGTGTCAATAAGCTCGGTAATACGATAAGAAGAAACGTCATCTGTTACCTCTGAAATGGATTAAGCTTTTCAAGTGAAACGTAACGGTAAGAAGTAGACTCTTGCTGTGGCTTCTTTTCACGCTTTACGACCGGACCAGGACCTGCATCGTGGCCTGGGACATTACCACCCATGTTAGACACAGACATACCAGCGACATCTTCTTTCGTGACTGGTTGGACTAGTTCTACAGCCTGTCTGTAATTGAGTCTTGGCTGATCAATATAACTTACTTCTTTGCCATCTTTCTTAACGGTAATGCCTACGCCATTATTGACAATTTCATAGCCGTTCCCACAATTATAGGAAGTATATCCAATCTTTTTAACAACTTTGCAGTCAATCCCAGCTTGCCTTAAAGCTTTAGGTAAAAGGTGATTAATGACGACTTGAGTATTTGAGGTAGATTCTACAGCCATACCCAAGTCGTCCATCTCTTCTACAAGGTCAATATCGGGGCCGCCCAAAGCCCTCGCGGTGTAAAGGCTAAGCTGTACATGAAGTCTTCTGCCATCTTTGACCTGTTCTACAGCCTTTTTGTAATCACGTTTTGGCCGATCAAAATAACCTTCTTTTTTGCCATCTTTCATAACGGTAATGCCTTTGCCATCAACGGCAATTTCATAACCGGGCCAGATCTCGTAGGAAGTATATCCAGCCTTTTTAACAGCTTTCCAGTCAGTAATCCCAGCTTTATTTAAAGCTTTAACTAAACGGGGATTAACGTAATCTTGAGTATTCGAGGCCATACCTTCGTTGTACTGTTGGGCGTCTTCGTAGTCTTCATAGTCTACGATCGGAGCATCACCTGGTTCCATATCAGGCATCTCTTCGGTCTTCAGCAATGGGATGGCTCTCATGATTAATCGAAGAGATTCGCCCATTCTAAGAAGGTCGGGTCGTGGTAACTGCGCGATACCGATAAGTCGTTGGATCTCATCCTTAAGTGGACCATCGTCGACTTGAGTTATCAGTGCCTGTAAGGCACCTTCAATTGTACCAAGACGGGTGGCAAGATCTTTACCATCTTGTTCATCGATAGGGAATTCTTTTTCTTGATCGAGGTCCTGAGTATCTAGGTCACCTTGCGCAGGTTCGAACGGCTCGTCTTGAAAGTCAGGACGGTCGATCTTTGCACCCTTTGGTTTATTGTCTTCCATCTCTTCGGTGATCTCTCCTTTGTCTTGGATAATATCACGCATAACAGCTTGAAAGTCCTTAGGATCAAAACCTTTATCTTTTGCGTATTGTGGCACGTTGTCACGGATAAAGGCTGCAACTGCCTTAGGGAGTTGATTCTTAACATCGGCTGGAGCAGTTTTATATAGCTGTACACCCAGGCGCTCCATCTCTTCTTCGTCTGTTGCCAGTTTCTTAAAGGCACCTTCCATAGGAATACCGTCATCCATTTGAGGATCGGTCTCTGGAATGTCGTCAAAGTCATCAGCCGGAGCGGGTTCAAGCTCTGGACCTGCAGGGCCCTGGTCAACATTAGAAGGTGTTGGAACCTGTGCCATAGAGTCAAAGGTAACTTTCATTTCTTCGTCGTTTGGAATACGAAGAGCAACCGCAAATGATCCACCTTGGACCAATGAGTTACACGTGAATATACCACCTTCAGCGCCGGTGAATGCGACCATAAGATCAAGTTCACCATTCTCGCGGCGAATCTTCAGGTCAAACGCAGATGAGTTGAACGCTTTGTTAAGCGCCTTGACAAGATCTGATGCCCTAGAGTCGACTCGGTCGTATACGCGTTCGATGACATCGGCACCAGGGGTCATTTTGATACAGCGATAAGGTCCATCGATACCATGGCTATGAATATCAAATGAGTCCGGGTCTGCAACAAATGGGGATGTTAAGTCATGCCAAAAGCTCATGACTATGTTTGAGAGGTTAGCAGAAAGTTTATCGCCGGTCAACTGTTCGTTGAGACCATAAAAATCTTTAACTGCTTCGAGTGGTTTTAAATCGTGAGTCTTCATATTCTTTCCAAGATCCTTGTAACAATACGGTCCGCCTGTATATCTATGTACTCATCTGGTGTACTATATTCCAGAAATAACAAACATGCTTTAACTGCGGGCCAATGTTCCCTTTCTACCTTATATTCCAGTAAATGCTTTAGCGCACTAATTCCGAATAAGTTTTGTAACACAATAATATGATTCAAGATCAGGCGCTCACTAAATACACCAGACTCTTTATAACGATTGAGCAACTTCTTTAGGTATTTAAACCGTTTGAGGTCACTATGGAATTCATCCAAGTCCACGCATTGTGGGTTATTGTAATTTTCGTAGGCATAGTGCGTGAAGTTGGATGAATCAATAAACATAATACAGTTATTTATTATGCTTTCAAGAAGCGGTCCATAATACGTACCGACTCGTCTAGCTTACCTTCTTCTCTAGGTTTTTGAAGATCGCGGTCGTTACCGACTGGCTCACCAAGTGCACCAATGAATTCGTCGCGGGCACCTTCGTCATCAAAAGCTTCGACTGCGAGCATGGCTTCTTGAATCTGTTTAACTGTATACAGATCATCAAGTTCAGCCTGACGTAAGTTTTCAGTAAGTCTTTGATTTGGCCTTGGCTCAGACGCACGTGAGATCCCTTTGGTCAACTCTGGTGCTTCTTGTTCCAGATCGTCATCAGCATCTTTAATAGCATCTTGTGCCATATCGATAGCTTCTTCTTCACCTTTAGAGAGGTCCTTACCGTATTTTTTATCGGTCTGCTTACCACCGTCGATGGTCTTACAATTAGGATTCTCAGCAGGTTCTGCATCAGCTTTTGGTGCTGCAGGAGCTTTGATCATTTTTTCGTATGCGGCAGCTTCCATAAGACGTGCCTGCAAGTTAACTAGTTGTGGGACTATTGGGGTCTTTGCAGACGTGTAATAGTCGACAGTCATTACGTTACCAGCCTGTACCGCTTCACAGTAGTGTGCGAGGCCGGGGGTAAACTGTGTTCGATTAGTGATAATTTTCATAGGAATTCCCGTGTGTGTTACAGAACGTTCTGTACTATTTATACATTTAGAGTTTTATAATATCGCGTGGCCAGTACCTTTTTTCTTGACCGTCAATGTTAACAACTACGAAGTTTGCACCGACACTGGCGATGACACCTTCGTGTAATTCTTTTGTAGCCACTCGCTCACCAACTTCAAACATACCTGAGTAGAACTCTTCACGTGTATGGGTTTTCTCAAGAATGACAGGTGGTCGTTTTGGTAGGTTGTGAGCTACTCGAATAGCTTCAAACAGCTCACGAGCTGGGTCGATTGACGTGTTAGATGGGAGATGTTTGATAAACTCGTCAAGGGTAGACTCACGAGCGATTCGTATCATCTCAGATGACGACGTGACCTGAGTCGATGGGTTCTCTGGATCTCGTACACCTGATGAGTATACGTCAAATGTTTCTTTTAGTTGGGTAGGATCCATCCGGTGTGGAGAACCAATGTATACCACCTTCGCGAAGTGTGTATCAAGGAAGTCTGAGAAGGCTTTATCACTGACGCGCTTCTCGGCGATATACTTCTTATATCGTGGGAAGATAGCTTCAATAAACTTCTTACGTTGGGTACACGTAAGAATATTGTCCTTACGGTCCTCAACGAAGATTCGAAGTGGAAGGTTTGAAGCGTTTGCAAGTCTTGCCGCTTCGTTAAACACGGTCTCATGACCTGCTGCTGGCGGGTCAAAGTTACCTACGACCGCGACGATGCCGGGTCGTTTAATTGGATTGTTCTTAAGAAATTTTGAAAATTTGCTCATGTCTCACGTCATCTATCTATAATGTAAAATTATTTATATGCTTATCAGGAGGCCTTCTGGCGTGCTGCAAGTTGCTCAACGTACTGTAAAAGGTTATTAATCTCGAACGAAGAAAGCGTGATCTTATCAAAAGTAGCTCTAGCATTGGCCAGACGAGTGAGTACCTCATTGGCATCAGCGTCGAACTCCCACTCCGGATAATAGTCCTCATCCATAGCTCCAGCCATTTCTCTCATGGTCTGAAGGAGGTCATCTTTGACAACAAGTAGGGCACGAAGGCCTTCGTCCATTACACTAACAGCCTCACCTGGATCACGATCGAGCACAGCGGTCTCAGCTATGATATCGTTAAACGTATATATCATAAGACGGAGTGTTGCAATATCGATAGGGCCCTTGACTCTACCTGATGCTAAGATGGTCAAATATGCAGCACGAACAGCAATTGCTGCATGATTCTCAGTAGATGTCAGGTGACGTGCTGCTAAACGGTTAGTCTCGTCGACGGTATTAACAAGGTATTCGGCAGCTTCAAGTTCTTCATCTGTATACTTCATCTTCTATCCTTAGGTTTATCACTTGACCGGCAGGGCCGCGGAATATGGTTTTGTTGTCGTATAGTTCGTGAAGTACATTCCAGTTATACTTCCATTTATTGACAACGCCCTGATGTACTTCCTTATTGCTTTTAACATCGGTACCTTCGTTAACCGTTATGTTACTTAAGGAGTCACGATGGTTACCGTTAAACATCGAGTCGCAGCCGAATATAGTAATCTCGGCTTCTTTAAGAAGTTCACACGCAAATACGTATGCCAGGTGCCCGGAAGTAAAGAACCGCTGGTCGTCCGGCTCTGTAGGATCTATGATCCCAGCTGGTATTTGCAGGACGTAGTCAAGGTGACCGTTTTGTTCAAAGTACTCTCGACACGTCTGTGATCCACCGGGCTGACACTTAACATCTTCAAGACCTGTAGCCGCTCGAGGGCCAGCAATAATCTTAAACTTACCCAGCATGTCATGATGCTTACCTTGAATACGCATCATACGTAATGCCTTAGCATCTGCAAACGCAGAATAGTCTACTAAGTCGATAAGACGTTCATCGGGAAAGTTACAGCCTATAATGATATCGAACCCGTTCTTATTAAGGATATCTATATATTCCTCATAAGAAGGTCCGTTGCCAAGGATTGCTACTTCCATAGATTTTCTCTAATATGCCTCTTACCAGCGGGTCCGGTCCAGTGACGGATCTTCACCGACTGCTTTGGTTCACCCATAAGACGTAGCCAGTTAAAAACGACCGGAAGGTCAAATATCTGGTTACGGATCTTTTGGTTACCGTCAGCAATGGCTGCGAGGGCTTCTTGGTCACCACGATCTTTCTGTCGTAGACAACGCTGCATCCAGTCGGTTAAGACCGCAGGTCGACTGTGCGAAAGAACGACACCACTATTCCATACAGTCTGTGGGCATCGTTTGATGGCATAACCATCGGGTGCTAGACCAAGCTTATCAAAAACTGAATACTCGAATATACTATCGATATTTTCTATTATTTCAAGGTCGTTGTCCAGCCAACAGACTTTAGTATAACCAAGTGCGTGGGCCTGGTCAATAGCAAATGGTTTCTTGAACCATCCGTGTACTGAGTCTGCATTCTGTACAACAAAGGTCTTTGCTGGTAGGTTTGACAACTTACCATCCTCAAAGTCAGCGACCAGAACCTCAATCCGAGAGTCTACCTTTTGGAGCTGTTGAAGCATCCACGTGGTATACTTTCGTTGGCTCAGGTCGCTGCCTAGAAGAAAGACCCTAGCCGACACTATGGTCAACCCCGTAGGGTGAAGCTGAACTTGAGTACTCAACATCAGCATCATTGTTCCTAGCACGAGCCTCGGCCGCGGCCTCTTCTTCAGTAGCGTGGGTCGAGACTGGATACCGTTTACCGCTACTAAAGAGCGCAACGACATCGAACATTGCCGCATTGGTCTGGTGCCCGACTTGAGTGGTTGACGGCCGGACTGCATAAGATGTTACAAAATGTTTCATTTATATTTCTCCATTTGATATAACCAGTATATCACATTATTGTGGTATTGTACATAGTTATTTTGCACTATTTATATGTTTATACACCCAAACGGGTGAGGACAATGTTCCAAAAGATTGCGGCGTTCGTGAGTAATACGTGGAGGAATATGACCGACCGAATAAAAGCGACCTTGTCGGCCTCTCTATCGTTCTCGTCGGCCTTTTCACCTATGGCTTTAGCCCAAAGTCTCCACAGCTCTTTCATAATTGAATGATTCCGTTTCGCCAGTTTTCTACGACCTCTTCGGCGTACAACATATTTTTACCTGGAATTGCGCGCGACTCACGCAAGATTTTACCATCGAGTATGTGCTCATACAGATCGATTACATAACCTTCAGGGGTCAGTCGTATTTCAGCAGAACGTTCCATGTTTCACCTATGATGTGGGAAGAGAACGATAAGGAATCGGCATACCGTCCTTATCAAAAACGATTTCTTTATTGCACTCTGCGGCTATGCACTTACCTTTGCCGACTTTAGTACCGTCGTACAGAACTGGCGTGCACACCTGCCCGTTATAGTATCGTTTGGTTTCAGCATTGGCGCCACGTGACGCTGGATTATTTTTAGAACCTGCCATTGTTATGTCTCTGTGTCAAGGATGAATTGGTGAAAGAACGAGAATACGTCTGCGATTGACCCGCCTGTCAGGTCAGTAGTTGGAAATGACTCACTCATATAAGTACCGAATGAAGGAATCTGATCAGAGAGGTATTCCATAAATGGTCCTTTAAATTCCATAGGTCCCTGTTCAGCGTACTCAACATAGACCTGACTCATCGATCTCCAAGTCATTGACTGACGTACTTGGTCTCTGTATTGAATATGTTTACCCTCGGCTGGGGTACGCTCGGTGTATAACGAATTAATCGACATTATTTATATAGCTCCTTAAATTGCGTTTCGTCAATTATATTTCCATCAGTGAAGTGATAATAGGCTCGGTATCTGTCGCGGCTGGCTCCTTTTTTCAGGACCCATGATTCGTATACGACATCTACTTCGTCAGGAAGTTCACCTCGATTCTCCCTAATTCTTTTTGCATGCCAGGCAAAGTCTCTACCATGGCGGAATCCATTTAGCATTGTGGGATATTCCCAATCGTCAGCGAAGTCGTGCAGCTTTGCCTGATCGGAGTGTATTTCAAACCGTGAGACCGAATCAGAAACTTTGTCGTCATTCATCTCAAGGAACTCATATAGACTCTCGATAACTTCACCCAGATAATCACTGTCATCGTTTGGCATATTATTAACCATAAACAAATCACCGCCTGCCCGGCGCCAATGGTTACCCATAAGGTCAATTGACTCAATTGTTTTATGTTTGGAGACGCCTTCGCGTAACGTCATAAGTTCGGTTCTTAATACTAATGTAGCCATATCAATCTCCATAATCATATTGTATATACAGTATACCATAAAAAGAAGGCCCTGTACACAGTTATTTGCGTACAAGGCCACTTTTTTATGATCACTTTTTAGTGAGGTTACAATCGAGAGATATATCGATCTGCGCCACCACGTCTAAGTCGAGCGATCCGACGCTGACGGTGGGACAACCGTTCAGGTCTTTTCGAGGTCGGCTTTGAAACCTGTTGCATTTTACTTTCGTCCTAAATTAGTTACATACGTAACTACTACTATTTATATCTTATTACTTTTCTGAAACTTCTTATAACTATAAGAATACAACCAAATACGGTATATTTTCTATGTTATCTCCTTCTACATTATCAGATACTTCTACACCATCCTTTAACTTAAGAGCCACACTGAATGACGAAGAGGTCATATTCCATTTTGGCTCAAGGTCTCTGTGTTCCGGAAGAAGTATCATTCGGCCTACCACACCAGACTCGACAATGTTGGCACCAACACAGGCTCCGACGACCTCTTCGGTATCGGCATGACGAATCTCAATATCATCGGCTTCGATCGCTTCTACAATCCGTTCGGCAGCACACTTAGTATACTTACGGCCCGACGGCAGTTCCACGTCAAAAAAGAAGAACGGTGCTGCACAATCAATCGCAACGACGTTCGGATCAATACTACTTTTAATCACATTGGCCTCCTAAGATTGCCACATCTTCTGGTTTGGTTTGAGTTAGTTCGAGAGTATTATCGTATTCTTCAGCCGCCATCACATCACGTACAATGTGATGAATAGCATTTAAGTTGTCGTACGTACTAAACTCGACGTTAGCTTCACCTAAAAGACTAATGATACGGTCATGGACCATAGCTGACTCGTGCTCACTATGGACACGACCTTTCTGTTGAAACACAACCGAATCGGCACGTTCAATAAGATAGTTCATATTACTATCAGTCTGGCTATGATACCATTTCAGCGTGTCAATATAACACTGTGGATAATCTTGAGTGCAATACGCCGCACCAAGAAGTGCAGGACTATCGGTGATTACCCAACGACATTGGCCGTCGAGACGGTGAATCATATAGAACTGACGAGCAGTCACATATGCTTGGTTGGTCAGTGCCGATGCGTTATCTTCCCACACAAGTTCTTTGGCAAACTCGGGAACTAGCTCGACGTCATAACCACGCTGACTTAATTGGGAATAGACGCCAGCAGCCACGGTGGACTTGCCGGCACCTGGTGCCCCAAAAAGGTTGATGAACTTGGTTTTCATATTTTACGTCCGATTTCGGTTGTATTAGTTTTAGGTGTTACGTACTGATATGCACCTTTTGAGTAGAGAGGCGCAGTACTATTCGCCTTCTCTTTTATAGCGTCAATGGTAGATTGCGACTCTTGGCCACGATCAAAGGCAAGGACAAAGTCGGCCTTACCGGTACTATGAATAACTTTATCGCTTGTCGACGGCAAGTCTGGATTACGATATTGATCATCAGTCCTAGTAGTCGTTACTGGGTTACGAGAAGATACCCGTATCGACTTCCGTCTTGTAGATTTAGACGTGACTGGCTTACGACCTAGTTTCTTCATCAGTTGGTTGTACTTCTGAAGTTCCTCGTCCACCATTTGCTTCTTGGTCTTCTGGTTGAATCGCATAGCCAAATCGAAGGTCTCCTATTGGGTCATTAAAGTCTGCAATAAGTGTCTTAATAAATTTAATCATAATATCCATCATACCATATTTTGAAGGGTTTGTACACAGTTATTTTGCGTCCCAGTACTCTTTTAGCATTGGGAAATGTGTTTCGACGATGTCCTTACACTGAAGGGCAATATCCATATGTTCTTTCTGAGTACCATTAGCGGAACGCAAATCGATATAGTGAATCCAAGAACGAAGGGATCCAGCCATATACAGTGTCGTACCAGTCAGACCTTCTGGTAATAACGCCCGTGCCTGTTCCTTAGCAATACCTTTTTTCAACGCTGCTTTATACTCTTTCTGGGCATGAAACAAGATACGTGACTGAGCTCTTTCAAACTCGATTTGTGCCATTGGGTCATCGGTCTCAACTGAGTTCTGACGGTTTTTGAGATCTTGAGTTCTCATCTCCCGGCCGGTCGTAAAGTTCTCTGACTCTGCGTACCGTTGGCTAAACTCTTGAAATGAGAACGAACGGTGACGAAGGATCTGACGAGAGATATCACGAGTCGTATCGATACCCATGGTCATATGGACCATTTCAAATGGTGACCAATGAGCCTCGCGAATAAGATACTTGACCAGCTTACCTGCGGTGGCTGTATTGTTTTGGTTGGCTGGGTTTGATACCCGTGCGGTATAAGCTACCAGGTCTTGAGCTGTATGACAGTCAGTGATTGCTGATGGCTTTGATGCCGCTATAAGATAAACTTTTTGTTCCATAATTACCTACTGATTGAAATCGAATTTGAAGTCTTGGGATTCTTTTTGTACACTACCAGATGAGTCCATTATACCGAGCTGTGCTTCTACGTCAAGATCGAAGACTTGCATCTTAGGTTTATCAACACCAATAACGAACTTCTCTTTATAGTCCATGTTCTTGTAACGGTTCTTAAGTTGCTTGACCAGATACTGGCCATTCTCTTTGAACTGATCCGGCTGCGATAGCGCCCACATAAGATCAACAGTAGCAGGCAAGCCGATAGACTCTGAAGTCTGAGTCATAGAAGGATCGGATGAGTCCATGCCCTCACGGGTAAACTGCGTTGCTGACCACACTGGCACCTCGTACTCGACTGCCAAACCGCGAAGCTCTTCGGCGATAGACTTGACGAGGATATAAGTACCCTGACCAGCAGCGGCACCACGAACACGCTCTGACGCACAGATGTTAAGATAATCGACAAAGATAACGTCAGGAGTGAACTCACGTTTGACTTTAAGATCTTCGAGTAGAGCTCGGAAGTGACCGACATGAGCACCCGCAGTTGGATACTGTTTGACAATAAGGTTACCATCCGTCTTGGCCTGAATGCGCTTGACCTTGTTGATGAACTCTTCTTTAGACAGCTTCTCAAGGTCAGAGATGTCACGATTCATCAAGTTAGCATCGATACGTTCGGCAACCTTTTCTTCAGCCATTTCCATAGAGATATACAAGACCTTCTTGTTGGCCATGATAGCATCTGCTGCCATCGAAGCCATCATCAAAGACTTACCAACGTGGATACCAGCAATGAAGATGTTAAGAGTCTTGGTCTCGTAGCCACCGTCAGTAACCTCATTGAAGGTCTCAAGTGAGAATGGAATCTTATCGGCCTTAGTGTGATACCGTTCCCAACGGTCAGCAGCATCTTCGATATAGTCATGACCGACTGAATTATCAAAGGTAACACCAAGGGCATCTTTGAATAGCTTAGGGATCATACCACGATCGTGCTTTTGATCTTCACCGTTAAGGATCTTGACAGCGTCAAGCACTGCGATCTCACACGCAGAGTCTTGACACCACCGTTCAGTCTTGTCAAGTAACCATTCGGTTGACTCTGTATTGACTGGCTCAAAGACCTCATCAATAACTCGAGACATGTGTGAGTACTGATCATCACTAAAGCTCTTAGATTCGAGCTCGATGAGTAGACTCTCTTTGTCTGGAATCTTGTTGTAGGTACTAACAAAGTTGACGACCTCACCGAATACGCTCCGGTGAGATCCGCCAAAGTACTTCTTCTTGATATGAGGAATCACCTTACGGCAATAGTCATTATCTTGAAGTACGTGTGAAAGGATAAGGGTTTCTAGTTTTGACATCAATGGCTTTCAGATTGCGTTATATTCTTATAGTACAACATTTCTGCTAGTTTGTACACCCTTAATTACACTTCGTCGGCTTCATCCTCAACAAGTGACGACCGTGTAATACTGTACTTATCCTCGATGAATGTACGGAACTCTGGGTCTTGTAGAATTGGATCCCAGAACTCAGCACCATCGGCATCCTTCTCACGGAAGTTAGAACCAATGACCTCACCCGTCTCACGGTCAACCTTGCAATACCAACCATTTTTCGGTTTGACAATATGACCAGACTCCATCGCGACGTCAAGTAGACCTGAATATTGTTTGACCCCACCTTCCCATGAGACTGAGATAGGTACCTTTGACTTCTCTTTGACGTACCGAGACTTCTCGACGTTGATAACAAAGTGGTAACCTTTGATCTCGGTACCGACTTTGTCTTGTTGACGACCAAGGATCCAGATGTTGTCGGCCGAGTAATAGATACCAGTACCGCCTGATACAACAGCCTTAGGGAACAGGCCGATCTCTTGGTATGTGTGGTTGATAGCAAGAAGAGGAATGTTCTTCATAGTCAGATATGGTGTGACCATACGGAACAGGCCCTTGAGTGCTTTGGCACGAGACATATCAGCAACTGACTTCTCGTTCTTCGCATCCTCAAGTTCTTTCTTCGAGGCAAGGTTACCAACTGAGTCGATGACCACAATAACGTCGTCACTACGATCCATCTCTTCAAGTTGTGCAATGATGTCAAACTTGAGCTCTTCTACGTTCATAATAGGTACGTGAAGAACACGGTCAGTATCGATACCAAACTGTTGGAAGTATTCTTGTGGTGAACCAAACTCTGAATCGTAGAACAACATAACAGCTTCAGGTTTTGCTTTTAGATATGCCGCAGCCATCAGAAGAGCAAACGATGTCTTAAAGTGTTTACTTGGTCCTGCAAGGACAGTCAGGCCTGGAGTCACACCACCATCTAGTTTACCCGATAGGGCAATATTAACCATAGGTACGTGCGTTGGAACCATGTCTTTTTGAGTAAAGAACTTGGATTGTGATAAGGTATCAGTAAACTTTACCTTTGAATTTTTCTTGAGTCGGTCGAGTAAAGACATATATTTCTTTCCTATTTCATAAATTGTTCAAGTGGACTTTTGACTGGTGGGTTACCGGTTCTTTGTTCGAATCCGGACTCCCAACCAGAGTTGTTCTTAATTGTAGATGGGATATGGTCGAAGGTACCTGAACCACGTGGTACGTAGTTCTGGCCAAATCGAATAAAGTCACACATCACATCCTCAAGGTCTTTAGCTTTACCGCCAGTACGTTCTACAAGGACATCCATAAAGTCATCGGCCTTCCAGCCAGATGATAGTCTCTTCATACAACGAACTGCGTTATTGCCTAAGTATGTATGTGAGTTTCCATCGACTAGTTGGGGATAATAGTCTGAACAATCCATCGCAAAGGCAGCATACTGGAAGTTGAACTTACGATGGCCTGCAGATGCGTTGTACTCATTGAGATGGTCGACGATTTCTTTATGTCCACGACGTTCTTTGACTAGCCATGAGCTAAATGCTTCAACGAGTGACGGTAACTCGTTAGTCATGAAGTCGACGTTTGATACACCTTTCTTCGGTGCTGGTGGTTGGTTACCAATAGACGTAAACATGGCTTGACCCTTTGCTTTGGTCTCAACCATGTCTTCACACATATCTTTGATGTCGCGGTGAGCACCCCAATATTGGACGATATTATTGCGGTACCCATGATCAGTCTCGAATGACGCACCAGAACCCATGATACGGTGACACATAAACACAAATAACCATGTATCCATGTTCCATGATATACTCTCGTTCGACGAGGTCAGCTTACGTCGTTCGTCGTCTTGCCATCTCCATTTTGGCGTATTTTTACCGAACCATAGGTCTTGTAATACGTTTTGGAATCCAGCGGCATTACGTGTATACGAGTCATAGATGTCGATCTTTTGCATCAACTCATCGTTGACCTCAGCATTAGCTTCAGGACCTTCATAGTCTAAAGGTCCCCAACTGCAGTTCAGCTGGAGCCATTTAGCCCGCGGGTAATAGTAGTCGACAAAGATGTCGATTGCTTCATCATTAATGTACTTAGGCATCACGTTTCTCAACCACCATATCTTCGGCATTTACCCACCAATCGATACCACCGTTGGTACCATACTTAGATTTGTATAGTTCACCGAGTGCCATAACGACTTTATTGGGTACGACCTCATCGAAACGAGTACCGCCACGTTTAAAGTATGGATTACCGAACTCGCCGTTCTTAGCAGTCTCCCATCGATCGATCATATGCCGGTCCTTACCATACTCGTAGCCAGGATATATAAATTGATCACCGGTCGGATCAAAGGCTTCTCGGGTAGTTTTGTGTCGTACAAACCAGTGTGTAGTCTTAAACCCAAGTGAACAGAACTCAAACGGGCGTATTAGCTTTAAATCGAAGTACTTTTTACCGCCACCGAAAAAGTACACGAACTTGGCACTATGAAAGCACTTACCATACATCCGATGCGTTGGGCCATACTTCTCAATGATCTTTTGCTCAATATCACCCCAGTCATTATGACGAACTACCTTTGGTGGAGGAAATAGTGCAAAGGCCTCATCCGACCGTAAGAACTCATTGATGTTGTCAAAGTGTTCACGGAGAAGATCAACGTGGTCACCCACGTTAGTATAGACATCTGGTAAAGGCTTAGGCATCTTTTTTGGGCCACTCGCGATATGAGTCAGTGGTTTCATATATAGTCTGGTCGGTCAGTACAGGAGGCTTTCCGACATTCCACATTAGAATGTCACGGCCTGTATTCTTCGGAATGTACTTCCATACCTTACCGTCATACGTAGCGATAGATGGAAATGGCGGAAGATTCTCTGCAGCCTCTGCTTGTTGAAAAGCCTTTGGTTCAGAAACAGGAAGTGCTCTACCGAGCTCGCCATGTTTCATATTACGTGCAACACACACAGACGTGAACTTTGTGTCGGGCCATGCTATTTGTAATGATCGTGACAATACACCGGTTGAAGTGGCAACGTAGACCTCTTCTGGTGCCGGTATCGACGATGCAGCCTTAACAAGGCCTGCGGTAACCATTGGGTGCTTTAGGCCAAGAGGTACAAAGAATGCATTTGGATTTTCCATTGCCCAGTCATACGCAATCTTGTTTAAGTTTGGCATTGCCGCAATACGGTGGAATGATACCTCTGCACCACCTTCGATACAACAAGCTTGGTGTAACGACACCTGTTTTGACGATGGCATGAACAGTTTGGTCTTTTTATTGTGCCGCTTTGCAACATCGAGGATAGAGATCCCTGCCAGACCCGTACGTGGCTGAACGTACACAATAGTGTCTATTTCCTCAGGTAGTGACGAGATGAGACAGTCACCTCCACGTACCTTCGAGCCTGATGTTAAGTCATCACGTACAACACGTACACCTTCGTGGGTCTTTACAATAGGAACCCCATATGGGTCTTCCCAGTCCTTTGCCATTTCAAGATAGTACTCTTTTGCCTCATGAGCAGTTGACCATTGAAATGGAAAGTCTTGGTTAATGCCATCGAGGATATGATTATTATGCGCCAAGGATTTGACCCCAATTGTTTTTACGATAGAAAGGAGGAGCTATGTGAAAGCTGGAACCGAGTTCCATATAGGCTTCTGCATACTGTCGTGGGTCCATCGTATACCATTCTTGAGGTGGTACCACTACTTTACCACCACTCATTGTCTCTAGTTTATTTATAAAGTCCGAGGTGAGCTTCTGGCGCTGTTCCATAGATCCGAAGAATGGTGTCTTTTTATAGAAGCCAGTCTTTGGTATCTTACGACCTTCGAACTCAACAGGAACCGGTGCGGCATAACTCACCGAACATCCATACTGGTCTTCAATGGCCTTACCTTGATCTACATATCGTTGTATCAAAGCCCCGAGGTCATAGTCATCACCCTTACGTAGGATATGATGTCGGATGTCGATCGAACCAAACGAGAGTGTAATCTCACCTTTTGGCGTCAGTCCTCTAAACATATTGTGAATACCCTCGCGAAGGGCACCGAATAATGTCTTACCATCGTTACGTAGGACCATACTGTTAGTATCAGCAAAGGCAATAGTGTGACTGTCACCGAGCGTAATGTTTGGTAGGTGTGTCTGGTATTCTTGTTTGAGACTCGGTACAGACAGACAAAACTCACTGACCTTGTCACACCACTCGTTTGTGATATGCTTTGAGGTCGTCTTGTTACCGATGCGTCCTCTCAGCTGTTCACCCCAGTCTGGCATATCATGATCGAGTGACCAAACATCACGCGCTTTGATGACTCGATCGACTTTATAATATAGGTCGTCGTTGGCACCACCAAATAAGTTAAGGGTACCACTATAATTAGCACCGTGGTCAATATAAAGCCGGTCTGCTTCTTGTACAGCCGGTGAGCACTTATGATCGATGGCGGCATTTAGTTGGTCACGCCATACTTGTGTCCAGCCGTGGACGTGTGACTTTTTGTTCACTGGTATATTTGATATCGGATTAGTTATCAATTTGAGTTGCGTCATATTCTGTCACTCCAATTAGTTTACTGGCCTTAGAAAGTATCATGAGGCTCTTCTTCCATTCCTCATTCCAGAATGGATCATCATATAAGTTCGAGTATACAATACGATTAACACCTGCAGCAACCATATGCTTCATACAGTTAGGACAAATGATAAGGCCATATACGTAAAGTGTGGACCCGACAAGGGAGCGGTTGGTCCGTGAGGCATCCATCAAAAGGTTCATCTCTGCGTGAATAATGAGAGACCGTTTAGTTTCAGCGTCGGTTAACCACTCAACCTCGTCGGGTACACATTCGGGAAAGCCATTGTATCCAGTGGCCACGACACGGTTGTCTAGCACAGCAACCGCGCCGATGCCTTTACTTGGATCTTTTGACCATGAGGAAACTTCGCGAGCAATACGAAGAAACCTCTTATCCCACTTTGTACTCGCCATTGTAATCCTTCTTTAAGATGTGAGTTGCGCCAGTCTTGTAGAAATTGTCAACAAGGTAGAACTGTGCCTCATAGATGTGTAACGAACCTACGTTCCAGTAGATGTGGCCACGGTTCATATTGAGGTCTTTGCATAGTTGGTCAAGGACATAGTCTTGCCATGCGATGTCATTACGATAACCAGCCCAGGCATCATTCGATCTCATATTGACCATTGCATGAAGTTGACCCGCACGATAGATATACTGAACTGAGTTGGTACACATAAAGTCATAACGGCCGTTTGTGGTTGAGTCAGTATGCATAGTCGGACGTGTATAGATCATGACCGCTTGACGTGAGTTAGGCGTCTCACGTAGTGTACGTACAACGTTATCGTATTGGTTACCGTTCTCTTCTGAGTATACACACCAACCATAGTTCGAGTTGATCATATTGTTATCATCAGACACACGTTGCCAAATGGGTGGTGTATTACCAGGAATGTCGTCGACACACAACGATTGAGACAAATACCATTCGATCTCACGGTCAATATAGTCTTGGTTTGGTTTACCAAAGATAAAGCCCTCATCAGCAATAAAAGACACATTGATCATCTCGAGCATACGACCACCCGTTGGGTTTTCGATCGCATGACCACACGCAAGGTCATACGCGAATTCGAGTCGTAGCTGACTAATCGTTTTCATTGGTATCTACCTTTCGTGGACGGTTACACGTCAGAGCCATATCATCAGTTTGACCTGGGATACCACCACGACACCATGCTGCTGCGAAAGACGCATAGTTAATCATATCTTTAAAAGTATCCTCAAGAGATTCGAAATTTGGCTCTTCGCCATACTCCGAAGCTTCAACAAGTGATACAGCACGAACATATTTGGTATGAATAACGTCCATGATAGAAAGAACACCACGAGGGTAGTAATCACTTTGGACAATGGTTGATTTTGGGTTCTGATAGTCCTGAGCTTTTTTGGACTGGAGCTCGGCGCATTCTTTAAGAACTTTGAGAGATTCACGCATAATAATCCTATTAAGTTAATTTGTTATATATTTAGTATATCACATATTGAAGGGTTTGTACACAGTTATTTTGCATCAAGTAGCTCATTATATTTAGCTTCCATTTGCCAAACACGTTTTTGCATAGTCTTGATAATCTCACCACTCTTCTCAAGAGACTCTTGCATTTTCGCAAGACGTAGGCAAGACTCTGGAGTGTAACACTCGTATCCTTTGTTGGGGTTATAGTGTTCACGTTTGAAATCTTTGATCTTTGATATTAGCATCTGACGCTCTTCCCAACACATGGTCAATTCCATGTACTCGTTGAGTATGGCGTTCTTCATTTGCTTACGGTACTCTTTGCTTGCTCGTGTCATAGAGAATTCTTATATGCCCATTCTAATGCGCGGTCTGCTTCGACTTCTATCGGACGGCTTGCATACCAGTTACCGGTTTCACGATCTAACTCCCTGGCCAGTGTCGCGATCTCATTTGATGTGATAGGATAGTTGGACTTCAACGCATTCGACGCGATCGAACACAGAAGGCGATACATAGTATGATACCAACCAGACCCCGTAATAGATTTATATTCCTCAACTAACTTACGATTCACAAAGGGACAATCGCGATACGAAGACCACGAGATGTTTGCGGTCAACTGTGATTTCTTCTTCTCAAGAAGCTGTTCTTGTAACTCTTTAGGAAGTCGATCAAAGAAGTTAGCAGACCTCGAACGTTCGTGGAACTTATGCTTTGCCATAAGATCGTTAGGATCGATGATTGGTCCTTTGTGCGTAAATATAAAGTTGTTGGCATCGGGATATTGACCAGGTGTATAAAACATACGAGCCATGTCTTTGGTCTGAGCATCACCGATATCAAGGAACTCTTTGTTCATTGCATGCCAGAAGTGTGGGATCTTATCGGCCTTAACAGACTGGGTCAGCGGAAACACAAGTCGGAACTTTGGATGAATAACAGTCGATGATCCGGTCGAGTAACAGATATAATAGTAGTCACCGAAGTTTTTAATGATATCATCAAATGAGCCATCGTATTCATCAACATCGATACAAGCCCAGTCCCACCGTAACACGTTCTTATTAGCACGTGTCGTACCAGGTTCGTATGCGGCCGGACTGATTAGTTTGGCACCACCTTTTTGGAACTTGTCCTTTGATGGCTTAAACGTTTCGACCTCTGCTAGTTTGTAGAGAAGACCCTCGAGCTCATCCCATTCACCAAACCGCATACGCTTATTAGTCTTATTATCATAAATGCTGTGGAATACAGTCAACTCAATCATCTGAATATACCACCACCATAACAGCAAAATATACGAACCCTAGGAACGCAAGTATCGCTGGTCCATAAAGTAGATTTTCCATTACACACCATAGTAGACGAGTTCATAAATGTCTTCCCAATCGAATGCACGTGGGCAGTCACGATAATCCTGATTGTGTGGATGGTCAACAAGGATAC